CTAGTCAGCTTGCTATGCTTGCTAGCTCAGCTCAAATGGCAGGGGCAGGGCTTGCAATGGTAAGTGCTCAAGTCATGATGCTTGCTAGTGTATTTGCTACAGTCGGAGCGGCAGCAATGACATTGCAAGCTACAATGATGTCGCTTGGTATGGCAGTTAGCGCAGGCATGATGTCAGCGGTTCAAGCGGTAACGTCTGGAGCCATGCAAATGACGGCAGCTCTACGTTCTAGTGGCATGCAAATGGTTGCTAGCACGCAAGCCTTCATGAATCAGATTGTCGCAGCAGTTCGTAATGGCATGAATCAAGTGGTTGCGGCTATTCGTGCCGGTGGTGCTCAAATGGTATCAGCTATGCAAGCAAGCGGTCAGCAGTTAGTCGCAGTTACGCAAGCAGCGGTTAACCAAGCAGCAGCCGCAGCAAGAGCCGGTTATGGGGCCTTCTTCTCAGCCGGTGCTTACATGGGGCAAGGTCTTGCCGCTGGTCTTAACTCAGCTCTTGGAGCAGTTACAGCAGCAGCAAACGCCCTAGTAGCACAAGCGGAACGAGCTGCACAAGCTAAAGCCAAAATCCATTCACCTTCTCACTTATTCCGTGACCAAGTTGGTTGGTATATCGGTCTTGGTATCGCTCGAGGGATTGATGAATCGGCACCAGAGGTTGCAAATAGCCTTGACTACATCCGTGATCAAGTCAACGGGTTCAATGTTCGAGCTAATGCGATGCTCACTGGTGCCACTTCAAACATGGCTAGTCAGCTTAAAATGGAAGTGCTCAGAGATAAAACCCCAGACGCTACAATTTCAGCACGTCAAGAAGCCTACGCTGCACATTCAGCAGGGTTGCTTGGTGATGTGATTGACGCATTGGGAGACCTCAAAGAACAAATGGCACAAGGTCAAAATATGGTGCTTGACACTGGTGCTCTTGTAGGTGGTACGGTCAACAACTTCAACAGTGCTATCGACACAATCAAAACATTGAAAGGACGACACAGATTATGATTACTAAAATTAAAGAATATATCACGTTCGGCGATTTTGATAGTCGAAAGTCTGGATGGTACCTTCAAAAACGTGAAGCACCCACGCCAGACGAGAAAGAGATTGTTGAGTCTATCCCTTTTATGCAGGGTGTTCTCGACTTCTCTAGTGTCTTGGGTGAGCGTGTCTTTGAGTCTAGAGAAATAACGTATGAGTTTAAATTGCCTTTTACGGAATACGAAGACCGTAAAACCGCAGAGCGTATGATTAAGTCTCAAATGGTTACTAAAACGGAGCGAAAGCTATTTGATACGCATGACCGCAGATATTACTGGATGGGTAAAATCAAGCACATCAAAGTGGCAGACGACCCCATCAGAAAGAACCTGGTTGCTACAATCACATTCAAGTGCTATCCGTTCGCTTTCCATGAGAACGAATATTTTGACGATGTCTGGGATACATTCGATTTTGAAAGTGATGATTCAACATGGACTAAATGGCAACTTGGGTATACGAAATCAGAAAGGACAATCTACTTTGTCAATTCTGGTGATACATCTATCAGTCCAGTAATTTATTGTGATGAGGACATCACGCTTACCGATTCAGAGGGTGTGATTTACAACTTGAAACGAGGAGAAAACAGGGAGTTTGCATTGACACTTTATCAAGGGATTAACTACTTTAAGGCTAAAGGCAATGGCACGATTGCCATGCACTTTAATAACGAGGTGATGGCATGAGTGCAAGCGGTAAAATCGAAGTATTTAACATTAGTCACACAGGCTACGCTGTCAAGGTTTCAAACCTCAGTAACGACACTGGTATCAAAGGGGTGTTGTTTCCAACGTGGAGCAGGAAAACGAACTACTCACCTAGCGCCGGTAAGGAGATAGATCAAGACGATATTATCTGGTATGACGGCGTAGAATGGGGCGGTAATTGGTACTGTACGGTTAACATTTCAGACCACAACAATGAGCATGGGGAGTTTCTAACGCATGTCTATGTGTATGACAATAACGGGCAACTTGTCGGTGTTGGTGGTGAAAAAATCGTCGTTCCAGAACCGCCAGAAACCACTAAACAAAAGGGCGGTTATGCAGTTTACTGGTGGAGTGATTTCAATGCTAGACGCTGGGATAAGCTCAATCGTACTAATGCGGCACGAAAGACTATCCATGACCCATACAGCCCAAGAGGTGGTACGGTTATCGCTGGTGAAATCAACCAAGCTCTAAACACCATTCATGAATTTTCGTTTGCAATTCCTTTCACTCACCCTCTTTACAACAAGATGGTGCCGTTTAAATCAATCGTCGAAGTAGTTAACCTCTACGATGGCAAGATTGAATTTGTGGGCAGGGTGTTGACATCGACGAATGAAATGGCAACGAACGGATTTGCTCAGAAAGTGACCTGCGAGGACTTCCTTTCATTCCTTCATGATTCTGCTCAATGGTTCCAGAAATTACCGAATCAAGGAGCGGCACCTTACTTGACTGAAATTCTAAGGGTTGCTAACGGAGAGGTCGAGGACTACAAACGCATTAATCTTGGCACTTGCACGGTTAACAGTAGGACCGATAAGCCTTGGCGTTATCTTGGATATGAGAGCACTTGGGACTGTGTTCGAGAGCGTATCGTTAACAATATCGGTGGTTATTTGACCATCTACGAGCGAAACACTCGTTTATATGTGGACTGGACCGCCCAGATTGGAGAAACCAAGAAATCACCGCTTCAAATCGGTAAGAATATTAAATCAGCAAGCCGAGAGCTTGATTTTGACGGTCTAGCTACTCAAATTATGCCGATTGGTGCTGATATCCAGAAGGAACATCCAGACGAGGACCAGAGCCCTGATGTGACCAGAGAACAGTTGACCATTTGGCACGTTAACAATAACAGTGCGTTTTTGGAAGACAAAGAGCTGATAAAAGAGTTTGGTATTATCCGTAAGGCTGTAATCTGGACTGAAATCGACAACCCTAGCGTTTTGCTTGCCCGTGGTAAGCAGTACTTACGTAACCAAAAAATCGCACTCGCGAAGTGGACAATCTCAGCGGTAGAGCGTTATCTGATTGATAGCCGTTACGATAAATTTGAAATTGGGAACAAGCACCCGATTATCAACGCCCCTCTATCTGGGATTGAAACTTTGCAAATCTTGGAAAAGAAAATTGATATCCTAAACCCACAGAGTGTTGATTTGACTATCGGCTCACAATCTCAGTCACTTTCAGCCTATCAGCTACAGTTACAAGAGGCTGAAAACTCTATCGAACGCTTGAAACAGAACACTTCTACAGCGAACAAAGAGAAACGTTTGAGGGCTCTTAAAGACCAACTCGCAGCACTCAAGAATAAACCTAGCTCAGCACCTACAGCCCCAACCGCACCAACACCGCCTGGTCCAAACGCATCAGCGGACGAGATTGCCGCTTATGATAAGCAATACGCTGATTATCTGGCAGCTAAGGCTAATTATGATAACCAGTTAGCATCGTACAACATGGACGAGCAGGAGCGTGCTAGAACAATCAAGGATGTAGAAGCTGAAATCGCTAGACTTCAAAAAGAATTAAATGGAGGTAATTAAACATGCCACAAACTGAAGCAGAGGGACGTTTGAACCTCTACGATGATGTCACGCCTTTGGAAAAAACTAAAAACATTAACGTTTTGACAAAGGGCATCCGCAAGAAAACAAGAGGGGCGGATGTTCGAGAAGCTATTGCCACGGCCATCGAGGTGACCTACGCTGACGGAGCTACTAACGGGAACGCCAACATGGAAGTCATCAAAGCCCGGGGACTAGCCAGCAACCTTGATGATCGTCTCAGCACTATCGAGAACACGCTAAACGGGAAGGCAAGCGCTGACTTCGTTGAAAAAAAATTCAATAAAATTGAATCCAACGCTCCTAAGGCTGTTCTCAGCTCACTATCTGAAATCAGTAGCACTTACCCAAACGGTGCCAACGGTATCGTGGTAGCGAAAGACACGGGGAAATGGTACTACTACGACGAGGGGGCTCGTTCTTGGAAAGAAGGGGGCGTTTACCAGTCTAGGGGCCTTGGTGGTAATGAAGTTACCGCTGATAATATCGACTTTGCCCAAGGCATCAAGCAAATGCTTACTGACCGCATTACCGGTACATTCTGGGTTGAAAATGGCGGTAAGATTATCAACGACACAAACAACACATGGTCTCGCTATTTGCCTATCACTATGTATAAGGGTAAAACCTATTACATCGTGGGTGCTCGTGGCGTGCTATCTTACGTTACATCGGTTGACGGTAGTCGAATTATTAAGAAATTGGCTGATAGCGATGTACTAACTACCACAGAATACACACCCACAGAGGACTCACTGCTCTATATTTCAACTCGAAACGATGATACTAAACCTAAAGTGTTTAATGCATCGGTATCTCAACTAGCAGCAACTAACGTTGATATGAACAATTTGCCAGACGGGTATGTTTCGCTTAAAATCCCTAAATTGGAAGTGGATGTTAAAGCTACTGATTTGTCTTTCGTGACACAAATCAAGCAACTTATCGATGAGAACACTCTTATTCGTGGGAAATACTATAATGGTAACGCTAAATCGACAGGGGACGAGCCAACATGGGCTGTTTACCCACCAATTTATCTCGAAAAGGGCAAAAAGTACGGTTTGAAGGGTGTTCGTGGTGTGTTCACATTCTACTTCAGTCTGGATAATCGAAAATTGAAGCAATTCTCAAGCGGTGACAATGTTGTCGATGCCGACTACACACCAGACGAAACGGGTTATTTATTAATTACAAGGCGGCTTGCCGATAACCCTTGTAAACTGATTCAAGGCGGTCTTGCTGGAGCTGCGAAACTTCCAAACCTTAATTATGGAGCGAGCGCCCTTGAAAGTAACACGCCGATAGCGTTCCCGAAAATCAAAAACGAGTACACTATAAAGAAAGCGGGCGGAGATTTCAGCACACTAACCGAAGCCATTAAGGCAGTCGGTGCCGGTAACGCCGACGACCCTGTAACGCTCTATATTCATTCGGGAGAATATGACATCTTGCAAGAACTTGGTGGAGATGCGTTCCTTCGAAGTGTAGAAAGCAACGGAAGCGAGCGCCAAGGTATCGAAGTGCCTGACTACGTTAATATTATCGGAGTCGGTGATGTTCGCCTTAAAATGGAAATTCCAGACAATAAGACCACTTGGGCAACTTCAAGCCGTACAAGCGTTTTAAACGTTTGGCGTCATAATACAATCAAGAATATCAAAATCACTGTCCGCAATACCCGCTACGCAGTCCATGATGAGACTAACAACCAGTACAGTAACAATGATATGAAGTACATTGATTGTTACTTTGAGCATCAAGGAAACAAAAACGGTGTTTGGAGCTCAACGCAAGCATACGCAGCGGGTATGGGTTCTGGTGGTAACTATCTGTTTGATAACTGCACATTCAAATCTAATACGTTGCCATTTTCAATGCACGACAACTTCAATGTCGAAGCCAATCGTGTCAAGATTACTAAATGTACCTTTATTACTGGTGCTGGGGAAGATTCAATCCGTTTTGGGTCTTACGGTACGGGGGCTAAGAAATCAATTGTCACCATTGAAAACTGTAATATCGATAAAGCTGTTAAGTCATTTGAAGAGCAAGGGAACTCGCACCACGGCAACCACTTCTCAATTTCTGGTGGTGGCAACACTGTAGTGCCTTATGTGACTGTAAACAGTGCAGGGCGTAAAGAACGTATTGAATTTGCTGATGAAGTTAGAACACTTGGGAATTCAAGTAGTACAAAAATCACAGTCGGAACACCCGTTAAACTGGTCGGTACTTCTGTCCAGCCTCTAGGAGCTGATGAACCGTGGTTATTCTACGGTGTAGCACTTGACGATATCGAGCAATGGCAACGAGGAATCATTAAGTACGCTGGATACATTGCAAAAGAAGACACTGGCATCGGTTCACTGTCGACGGGTCAACGCATTGGCTTGGTTAGTGGTCGTTTAGCAGCGGTGGATTCTAACGACTTCATCGCTTATGCCACTGACGGCAATAATATTCTTTTGAAATAAGATTAAAAATGGGGGTTAAATAACATGTTAAGGAGTGTGAAATGCACAGCAAACCAGACGGAATTTTCGGAGTATTCGACGTAGTCCGAGATTTCTATGAGCACGGTATTGATGACCATCTTTGGGTGTTTATACTCATGGTGATTATCTTTTCAGATATCGTCGTGGGTGTGTCCAGGGCTTGGGCTGCCCATGAGTTTTCAAGCTCAAAATTTCGTAAAGGACTAGTCAGCCACACGGCAATGATTACATTTGTAGCCATATTCTATCCGTTCGCTGTATTCATGAATTTAGGCGGTGTACTCGATACATTTATCTTTGCCATGATAG